AAATTAGTCTGGACGTTGCCAGCAGATGAAACCCTAATGATGGACTTGGAAGCTGGCACACTGTCAATTGAAGGCTGGTCTGGTGACATGATTAGACCTGAAACGTGGCAACAGGGTCGTGACTTTGCTTGTATGCTTGGCGGTCCAAATCCGTCGCTGAAAAATACTATGCCTTACTCGGAAGCACATTATCAGGCTTTAAAGGAAAACTATAAGCTACTTGATCTGGAAAAATACAAAACAATTTTTGTTGACTCGATCACAATCGCAGCAAGATTGTGTTTTTCCTGGTGTCAGAACCAAGAAGAAAACATAAGCACCAGAAGCGGAAAGATAGATACTAGAGCTGTGTATGGAATGCATGGCAGGGAAATGATTGCTTGGCTTACCCAGTTGCAACATATAAGAAACAAGAACGTAATCTTTGTTGGTATTTTGGAAGAAAAAGTGGATGACTTCAACCGCACAACCTATGGGTTGCAGATGGAAGGAGCCAAAACCAGCAGGGAATTACCTGGCATCGTTGATGAAATAATTACCATGGCAGTCATGGAAGATGGCAACAACGAGCCTTACCGAGCTTTTGTCTGTACCACATTGAATCCCTATGGCTATCCAGCCAAGGATCGTTCAGGCAGGTTACAGACGATTGAAGAACCCCATTTGGGGAGACTTATGCAAAAGATGGTTGCGCCAAGAAACGTACCATTGAGCGAAAAAACCTTAAATCATAATTTACCAGAAGAGGAAAAAGAAAATGACTGAAATTAATTTGAATGAAGCGGAAATCTCCACAGGAGATTACGAGCTTATCCCAGATGGCACGATAGCCAAAGTGTCCATGCTGGTTAGACCAGGTGGAGAAGGCGAAGGCGGTTGGCTTACGGAAGCAGCGTCGAAGAATCTTTATCTAAGCTGTGAGTTTGTTGTTACCGAAGGAAAATATGCCAGAAGAAAGTTTTGGCAGGTATTGGTTTTGGTAGGTGGCAAGAAAAACGAGAAGGGCGAATCAATGAGCGCCAACATCAGCAAGGCTACATTGCGAGCCATTGTTGAGTCAGCGAATGGAGTTGATCCCAAAGACACATCGGAAGACGCAAAAGCCAAAAGGGTTTTGCAGAGCTTTGATGATCTTAATGGTCTTGAGTTTACAGCGAAGATCAAGATAGAGAAAGGAACGGATGGCTATGCCGACAAGAATACCCTTGGTGGCGCTGTTGCTTCCACTTCCAATCTTTATTTGGGTCATGGTTCAGCTACAGCAACAGCTACAGTGGCTGCTCCAAGTGTTGAGACTAAGCCCGCCAAAGAAAAACAAGATGTAAATGTTCCAGACTGGGCTCGGTAACACTAAGAGAAGGGGAGAAATGTGTTACTCAGACCTTACCAAAAGGAAGCAGTAGAAAACGCCAAACGACACCTAGAGGAATATAAAAATACTCTAGTGGTCGCGCCAACAGGCTCTGGAAAAACCATAATGCTTTCATCGTTGATTGGGGAAACCCTTAATGGTGGAAGAGCGCTGGTTTTGCAACATAGAGATGAACTGGTTAATCAGAACATGAGTAAATTCATGCTTATAAACCCAGACCTTGATACCTCTGTCGTCAACTCAAAAATCAAGGACTGGGATTCTGCAATACAGTTTGCAATGGTGCAAACATTACAGCGCTCAAAGAACTTAGAAGCTATGGTGGCTCCAGATCTGTTGGTCGTTGATGAAGCCCATCATACTACAGCTCCCACTTACCGAAAAATAATATCCCATGCAAAACACCTGAATCCAGATGTCAGGATCGCTGGCTTTACCGCAACACCGAATCGTGGAGACAAGAAAGGTCTTATTGATATTTTTAACAATGTTGCCCACCAGATAGACATTGCCCAGCTTATTGCCCTGGGCTTTTTAGTTAAGCCAAAAACATTTGTCATTGATCTTGGGGTCAATGATGAGTTGCAGGGAGTAAGAAAAACAGCTCTCGATTATGACATGAATGAGGTTGAAAGAATTATGAACAAACGTGTCATCAACAAAAGAGTGGTTGAAGAATGGAAAAAGAAAGCTGGCGACAGGATTACCCTGGTCTTTTGCTCAACCATAAGACACGCGGAAGAAGTCCTGCATGAGTTTAGGGAACAGGGAATACTGGCAGACATGGTGACAAGCGAAACTCCCAGCAAGAAAAGGGAAGCGTTATTGTTAGCCCTTGAAAGAGGAGATATAAGGGTGTTGGTCAATGTTGCGGTGCTTACCGAAGGCTTTGATTGTCCACCAGTCAGTTGCATTATCCTGTTGAGACCCTGCTCCTACAAATCAACTATGGTACAGATGATTGGTCGTGGCTTGAGGATTATTGATCCAGAAGAATATCCAGACATTATAAAAACAGATTGTGTTGTCATGGACTTTGGCATCTCCATATTGCTCCATGGAACCTTGGAAGATACGCCTGACCTGATAGGAAAATTGGCTGGCGAAGGTGAAGCACCGATAAAAGATTGTCCAGACTGTGGCGCAATTGTGCCTGCTGCCTGTAGGGTATGCCCAATCTGTGGTTTTGAATTTGCCACCATCAACAAGCATGGAGAGCTCGTCAAGTTTATCCTGATCGAAGTTGACCTGTTTGAAAAATCTCCATTCAGGTGGGTTGATTTATTTGGCACAAACAAAGCGCTGATGGCATCGGGCTTTGATGCCTGGGTTGGTGTATTTAGCTCTGGTGAGCATTACGCAGCAATCGGCAGGAAGGGCAGGAACAAACCAAGGGTTTTGGCAATTGGCGAGAAGATCAATGCATTGGCTGTTGCCGATGATTTTTTGAGAGCCAACGAGAACAACAGTAGTGTCAGGAAATCAAAACAATGGCTGAACGATACATCAACAGCAAGACAAAGGGATCATCTAAGGAATTACAACTACAACATCGGTGAGTTTAATTTTGGGTTTACCAAGTACGATGCAATGTGCCACCTGAACTTTGTCTGGAACCGACCAGCTATTGAAAAGATTATCGGAGTCAGGTGATGGTGCAATACCAATGGAAAAAAACAACCTTGCAGGAAGAGTTTGATGTTTTTATAAGAAATGCTCTGCGTGGGAGATTGCCCAAACGACCAGAAAAGACTGACAAAAAAGAAGAAAAGGAAGATAAAAAAGAAAATGATTGAACACAATCCAATTTGCCCAGTGTGCTCAAGCCCAACCAAAGGCTTTTGTTTTAGGAACGAAGAGTCGCTTGTTTTTTTTTGCTCAATGAAATGCCAGAAAGAATGGCGTGAACAATCAAATGATGGAGATGACATGGACTATTTTAAAAAGAAAGAACAGGTAGCGATGGAAAAAACCATCAAGGATCTTGGTGAGCTTGTGGGATACATGGGAATGGATCGACCCATGAGTGATTACTCCAAGGAAGAAATACTGGATTTAATAGACAGGGTTGTACACTCATTCCAGAAGCACATGAAATTTGACCAGGGTGAGGCTCCGTTTTAATGAACTGCTGGCACTGTAATACAAAGCTCATCTGGGGTGGCGACCATGATGTGGAAGACAGCGACACTTATATTATGGAAACAAACCTGTCGTGCCCAGAGTGTGAATCTTTTGTGTTGGTTTATCTGCCTAAAACAATAGGCGACGAGGAAGAAAATGGCAATTGATTTGAATCATTCTTATGCATCTGGTGATGTCTCGGACATCATCAACAAAAAAATAGACTTGGCACTCACCAAGAAAAACAGAGAAACACCGCCAAGGAATTATCTGGGAGCATCCATCTTGGGCAACCCATGTTCAAGACAGATCCAGTGGAATTACGAGCAGGTGGAAAAAGATGAAGGCAAAGGATTTTCTGGGCAGACACTGCGGATATTTGAAGCGGGACATTCGTTTGAAGACATGGCGATTGGCTGGATCAGGGAAGCTGGCATTGATCTCAAGACAGAAAAGGAAGATGGCTCCCAATTTGGTTTCTCGGTAGCGCAAGGAAAGATCGCTGGACACATCGATGGGGTTATCTTGGATGGTCCGAGCAAGTGGCAGTACCCGATGCTCTGGGAGTGCAAAAGCGCGAACCAGAAAAAGTTTAATGAGTTCAGGAACAATGGGTTGGAGAGTACCAACCAAACTTATGCAGCACAGGTTGCGATCTATCAAGCCTACATGAAGCTGGAAAACCCAGCGTTATTTACTGTGGTAAACAAAAATACTTGCGAGCTCTACCATGAAGTAATACCATTTAATAATGAACTCGCTCAAAGAATTAGTGACAAAGCCGCTAATATCTTATCAGCAGTTCAATCAAGCACCTTAATGCCCAGAGTTGCGAATAACAGCGACTATTATTTTTGTCGTTGGTGTGATTTCTACGAAAGATGTTGGAATGAAGAAGGATAAAGAAACAAAAATATACGATCTAAACGATGCCAGACCACAAGGACACTATGCATCTGGGCAACTAACCAGCGAAGATTACATAAGAAGACTGAAGGATGACATGAATGCACAGGCATTCGGGGTGTTGTCCTATTTGTTTCCCAATGGCAAAA